GATCACAACCTGCAGTTCAGCAGCTTTAATAGGTGACATGTTCTATTCTCTCCTCTTCCGCATCCGCTTCAGCGCCTTCTGCTGTCAGAGCAATCTCTCTCCACCAGACCGGTCGTTTCAGCAAATCCCAGGGCGCAACCCCCAGGTATTTGGCGGCTCGCAGCAGTCCATACCATTCGGGTACCTCTCCGCTTAGCCCGCCTGAGACGAGATACCGCTTGAGTCTGAGGCGGGTTTTAGGTTTGGGCGCATATCCCGCCCAATCGCTTCAAAAATCTTGAGCATAAAATTTAAAGGCAATTTGGAAAGCGCTGAAAAAGCCAGGGGATACGGTTTCCCGTCATCGTCTTCAAGGTCCCAGCTCTTCAGCATCACAGTCATTGCTTGCGCCAGGGCTGTCGCCGGTTTATGTTCGGCGTCTAACATATCTGCTTCAAGTTCAGGGGTATACGCATTGACATAATATGCAATATTAAGGGACTCCCCATCAATATCAACCGTAAGCTGGCGAAATTCTTTCTTCAGGTCGCTGAATTTCATATCTGCTCCTATTTTTGTTTCACGTCACACTCCCCGTGCAGGAAGCGACTATAAAGCGGCGTGATCCGTGATCACATCGATCTGAAACGATTTCCCCCACACACTGTCGTGAATGCCCGCCAGAGTATATTCCACAAGATATAGCCCGTCTTCGTCTGCAAATTCGCTGACCTCAGAAATTTGCGCTGGAAAGTCTATTTGAAAATCCTGATGATAAGTTGATTCAATCAATTCTCCGGTTGCCTTCAGTCGCAGCCATTGGGTAGAACCGGCTCGCATCGCTGCAATTAGCCCCATCCCCACCGTATCCGTTGCCAGCTTCAATTTGGCTTCGAGTTTCGGTTCCGTCTCTATCGTAACCGGATCCTGACCGATTGGCCAGGCCAACCCGATCTTATCAGTGAGCCCCCAATCTAATGAGAATCCCCGCGTCATGGCCGTTGCTGTCGCCAGGTCTCCCTGAGTCGCAGCCATATACAGCTTGAGTTGTGTCGGCAAAATTGGTTTTGGCGTCCAACTGACTGGGTCTGCAGTTAACGTAATCCCCGTCTCCAGTGGCAGACCGATAGCTGATCCCTTTAGAGATGCCTCATCGCGTTTGCATGTAAATTCGAGTCCCGAAACCTGAACTCCCGCCGCCCGCCAGGCCATATTAGCGTCGCCCTGTTCCACCGTCAGCGTCTTCCCCGCATCTTCCGCGCTGGTAGCGCTGACAAAAGTCCATCTATAAGCCGTAGTAGTCCCCTGTTGAACCGGCGTTGGTTTTGAAAGCAAGGAAGATAACAAATAGAGAATCTCATTGTAGGTCATCTTCCCTTCGAGCTTCGCCTCCGTCCACTCCTTATTGAGGACCACAAACGAAGGATACTTATTCCCCATCGCCCTGAATGTATCCGTATTGGTCTTCACCCCCGGAACAAGCGATGTAGCCAGCAGCTTTCGTCCGGCGCCAACTGCAACTCCAGGAGTCGTTTCGATCCCGATTTGAACCCCTTGAAAAATGGTGGATTTTTCTGACATCTTTTTACCTCTTATTGTGTGAACAACTCAAATTCCAGAACGATCCCTCTGAAATAAGCATCGCCTCCCTGTTCAGCCTGACGATGAGACCCTTGATAAATTGCCCCAAGCACTCCGCTTCCACTCGCCTTATGCAGCACCGCCCGTATCCGGTCAGCAATAGAGCCAATCCTGTTATACGAAGGCTGGTTGTCCCACACGGTAATTTGCCAGGGCTCGCTGTCCATAATCCGGTCATCTGACAGATTCCCGATCTGAGTCGTTGCAGAATATTGTTGCAAAATCGCCAGAGGATAAGTATCAGACCCGGCAACATCGGTATAGACCCTGCCGCCTAAAGCCACCGCTAGAACACTGTCGGTGGTCAACTGAGTATAAAGCCATTGATCTGCATTCAGAATTGTCATCTCGAATTCTAGACTTTCAGCTTCTTTTCAAGCTGTTTACAGGCTTCAACGAAATCAGGAAACATCTTTTCGGCTGCCGGACGCATAAAGGGACGAGCTGCTATCTTTCTCGTGCCAAATTCCAGAGCAGCGCCATACTCGGCTGCAACATTAACAATTGCCTTTCCCCTTTTGGGAAATTCCGAACGAATCGCATTTTTGAGTTTCCCGGTATCGACGGCTGGCGCCTCTCCTGGCGCGCTGGCCTGATGGGCGCCATACATTCGACCATGTTTTGGCCCAGACATTTTAGCTTTTGCTTCTGCTTCAATATCTAATGCTGTTTTCCGTACAATCTCATCAACAGCTTCAGGAAGCCGAGCTGCCAGGAGAGGCAATTTGTTGTACTTAACAATAATCTTCGCTGCTGTCATAACTCTTCCTGTTAGTTAATCATTTTCCAATCAACGTCAATAATTGGGTAATGATCCAGAGAATAACTGCTCCGCCAAGGATTCCGCCGACCCAGGAGAGAATTTTGTTAGATTGTTGAAGAGAAAGAATTCCCTTTTCAAGGATCTGAATCTTCCCCTCATGTTCATCGAGCTTTCTCCATGCCGCATCGATCTTGCTTTCAAACAGAGGACGTGTTCCCGCTTCGCTGGCTTCGAGTCGGCGAACTCTCTCCTCGATAGTTTTGAACATCTGCTTGATATCTTGGATTCCAGAAGACATCAGATCAACCTTGCCAATCAGGTTGATTAGCTGCTTCTGAAGATTTGCATTAGAGACTCTCTCCGATTCGTCGGCCATAATAATTACCCTTTTGTTGCAGTTTTACTTGCCACCTTGCTGGCAGCATCATAGATACCGCTGGCGACCAGGCCTAATGCCAAACCAAATATGCCGGCCCCAAACCAGGTTGCAAAATCGGTCGGAACAGCGACGCTGCATTGATAACCAATGCCCAGGCCTGCGCCTATTACCATACTGGCAACAACCGTCCCCTTGCCCGACACGCCCAGTTGCTTCACCCATTCCACCAGACCCAATATGACAAAGATCAGCGGAATTCCATTTACCACTACATCAGGAATATTCATATTCACCTCACATGAGTTTTTCACAAATGACTCGCAGCGCTGTTTTCTCGCTGCGCTCTAAAACGGTTATAACTTGATACTGCTCCCCGTTGATCTGCAAACAATCCTTCGTTGTCAGAGCAGTATCATCAGGAAGAGTGACAACATAAGTCATCAAGGAAGTCACTTTTCCAGCCAGTAAAAGTTCCTTCCCCATACTAGCAGTAGTTGCAGCAATTCGTCCCTTTACAATATCCGAAGTTTGCCAGGTTTCTGTCCATCCGCCAGCGCCATCCAATGCCCTCATCAAATGTTGCACGTAAACCGTTTCGGACATCAAGTTTTCTTGTTCTGCTTTTATCTTCACCAGGTCTCTAGTAGGCGTCATTTCTGATCTGTTTTCCAATTAGTACACCCTGCTTTTTGCGGTATAGAGCAACCAATTCTTTTAACGCCTGCCCCTTCTGACTCCGATTCATTCGCGCGCCGTCTGCATCTACATCAAATTCAACAGCTACTCGCCCCGCCCACATCTCCAATAGATCAGCAGCCGCGCCGTACGGATCATAAACTTTACCCGATATGACAACACTGATCTGAGATGTGACAAATGACCAACGTCCATGCATAGGATCAGCACTGGCAGGGGTCAATTGGTTGTAATTAGCATCATATAGCATGGCGTCAGATTCCCAGTACTCGCTCTCGCTCATCCACTCCCGATACTCAGTATTACCGGAGACAACTATTGGTAATGGTTGTAGTGGATAATAGCGGAACTCCCAACAATGTACATCTAGAGAGCGTTCAATTTGGTCATCCGTAAACGTTTGATCTGCGCTGGCTGGATCGCCGATCAGGTCCCTCGCCAGGTTGATCAGTTGGCTCATGCTTGTTCGCGCCATTGTCTACCTCAATACCTTGTCCTGCATACCATTGGCGAATCTCATTATCTGTCGCCTGGCGCGCGCCGGGTGGCATAGGCCATACCTCTGGAATAGAATGCACCGCGCCGTGTTTGTTTACAATATATCTGGCCATAATCCTCCAATTTTGTAGGGCAGCAGTGAGCAAAGGAGAAAAAAACTCTGCTGCTGCCTCTTCAACCAATGCTATGACAGAACAACCACACCCGCGGCATCGCGCAGTTCCGCGACTCCATAAAGCACATCGAATGCTACACGCATACCCCGATTATCCATATCATACTGATACAAGACGCGAATCGAAATTCCGGTATCCGTATCATTGATTTGAGTAGTCAGCACGCCTGCACCCGCTGGAATTGGCTTGAAAGGACGAGATACAAAAATAAACGCCTCCCGGTGGTAAGCCAGATTTTTCGTGCTGTCTGGAGTACCAGAAACTACAGGCACCAACTGGCTCATATAGGTATTCAGTCCATACAACGGACCAAGTTCCCCACGTCGAATTGCATCCGGATTTGCATTAGCAAAAAAGGTGGCCAGATTAGAATCACCCAAAAGCGCAATATGATCTTTTGAAGAAACCACTAGATACCGATTGGTCAACGGAATTTTGGCATCATTAAGTTTCTTGACAACAGACCGGACAGTTCCAGCAGACAGATCAGTACCAGACGCACCAACAGACTGGGATAATCCAGTATACAGAGCAAACAGATCACTTTCAACCGCCGTGGCAATTGCCAAAGCAGCCGGATCAGTATAGCGGCGCATCAAATCTTGATGGCTCTGTGCAGCGGCAAAATCCTCAACCAGAAAATCTACCGTCTTGAACTTGTTTAACGAGACGGAAACTTTCGCGCCGCCGCTGGGAAGTTGCGGGTTGATAGAAGTAGACTCTACTTTGTCTTGAGCCGTGAATTCGCCTGGATAGGTAATGTTAATTACATCGCCGGGGCTTTGTGGAGTGTCAAAATCCGTATCGCGAGCCACAGTACGCGCCAGAACCAGATTAGGTTTTAGCGCCGACAGAACATCATTTGCCCACACTTCCGGAATAAACCCGATCGAATCCATTGCAGTTTTCGTAATATTAGGCATAGTTACACCTCATCAATCTTCGAGAATTCGCCCATCCTGCAATGCCTGCATAATAGCATCGCGGTTGGCAGCATAAAATTTCGGATCGCGCAACTGCGAGCGAGTGAAAACCTGCTGACCAGAGACACGCCCCTGTGCCGGATTGGTTGGTGAAGGAACAGAACCGGTTGAAACCAGATATGGTTTCTTCGTCACCAGTTCTTTCAACGCCTTCTCCAGATTTACAGGTTTACCGTCCTCATCGAATTCGACCTGCTTGAGGTCGAGCAAACGATAGGCCGCATCCGGATCCACCACCCCTAACCTGGACGCGTGCAATTTGACTTCATATTCCAGCGTCCTCGCCTGGATGGACATCTGGTACTCTGCCTCCTTGCGTTCCAATTCCGCAAGCCGCTTCTGCAATCGTTCCTGCTCAGTCAATTTGGCTTCCTCATCCGCTTTGACTTTGCCTTCCAGATCACGCAGCTTCTTGCGATATTCAGCAGCTTCAGCGCGCAGTTTCCTCACATACTCAGTATCAAAATGTTCTTCCTCCGCCGCCTGGGCTTCGGCTTGTTGTGCAACCTCCTGGGTTGCGCCCTCGGTGACCACCTGGGTCTTGGTTTGTTCGTCAGACATAATCCTCACTCCGCTAATTGCTTGATAGATTCTGGCGGCTCTTCCTCCAGTTCTCGATATAACCTGATCAGCGCCCGCGCTGCCTTGCGTTTCTCCTCCGGGCTCGCTTTTACGCCGCCGCGAGCGCCGGCCAGCACAGCCGCCGCGGCATAAACAGCATTTCGATTCAAAGCACCGTCCGGCTCGCGCACCGGCAGTTTAGCCTGCGATTTAGCGGTGTACTCGCTCCTTGGCGGCTTGATCAGGCATACCTCATACCATTGATTGACGTCATAATCACTTTCACTAAATCGAGACCACGCTTTATCACTTACGATCATAGCAACCTCACCACAAAAAAGAACCCGGACGCAACACCTTTCGGCATTGCTCCGGGTTCTATGCCTCGGTCGAGCAATCAGTCAATTAAATTATAGCACAAATTTTCACTCTCGGTACCATGTCAAATGATACTTTTCTATAATAGGCTTAACAGTCTCTAACTCTCGCAGCAAATCACTCAATTTTTTCTGCTCATTATCCAACATAACTTCTCGATGTTTTATCAATTCTTCAACCATCCCCATAACATTAGTCCACTCAGTAGCGAGGGTGTAAAAATTTACCTCATCAGCAATTTCCAGATTACCGCTTTTCAGTTCATTCACTGCATCGGTAATAGTTTGTAAAAAGAGTGCAATTCGATTCAATCCAGCTTTCGTAGCCATGTGATTTCGTCCCGATATTCTTCCAATTGTCTTTCCAAATCAACAGGCTGGAAACCAGTTATCCAGTGTTCATACCCAACTCGATATTCAACCAGAATAAATTTGTTTCCACCTGCTCCTTTATACTGACCACTTTCACCAACGAAAGCCAGTTGCCAGTATCGTCCTTGATATCTTGAGATCATTATACCATTCACATCACTTACTATAATCGAGCGCAAACTTTCCAAATACTCTTCAAAAGAAGTATTTTCTGGCCATTCTTGTTGAACCAAAACATGTTTTATAAAGTGCCACTCGTCCGAAGACAGTCCCTGACCAACATGAAGCGTCTTTCCCTGCCATACAATGCCAGCCATGCGTTGACTTACGCAGCTTTTTGCATGAGGACTGAATCCAGTCCTGGACACGGATTGACATATTCTGTCAATCTCGTTTGGACTTAATTTTCGTAATCCAATTCCTGCTACGCGAATGAGGTCATCTACCGAATAATCCCCCATCTGCTGCACCGCCCCCATCAGCGCCATCCGCGTGTAACCTTTCGCTGTCTCAGTCCCCAGTATTTCCTTCAAACTTTTCTCATATCGGTGCGTCCCCCACTTTCTTGACCATTTCCTGCCCACCCCGTCGCTCAGTGTAAACTTGCCATCCTTCCATGCCGCATACTTCGCCGGGCCCAAAATCTTGATCTGCTTCTCTGCTGGAAGTTTTTCAAACAACGAAACACCAGGCTCAATCTCCAGATTGGTATCAGGAATATCAGAAAGATCAATCCCATACTTTTTGCCAATCTCCGCCCATGGCGCCGTAATCGGCGCCATCGCACACCTGCCATTGGGGTGATCATCCAGGATTTCACTCACCTTGTGCTTCGTCCCGTGCATTGCCCAACAAGCAATACATGTCCTTGCATCAAGCGCACTATGCCACACCCAACCCTTCACAATATCGTTATTTGCCTGGTAACTTGCCCTGGTTGCCTCACGATGGGCGCGTAGTGTCTCGGTTCTTACAATTGTCAGCGCCCGGCTCAGTGCTGCACCAAGTACCTTGCGTAAATCCCTTGCCACAGCTCGCGGATTGCACCCTTCCAGCAAACCCCGTAACAGTG